TCGAGCGGACATCGACGAGATCGGAAGTGATAGGGCCAGGAAAATAGGTTCCGGTTGTAAATTGCTCGTTTATGATTGGTAACGAAGGGACAAAGGACTCCCCCGCTCCCCCAAGGATAATGATCATTTGATCCGCGATACTCACGGCTTACACCGGGACTGCGCAGGATGTGATATCACAGTAAATCGCGGTCGCTGTTGCCACGAGAAGTTGATATTGGCCATTGGGAAGGTTGAGGGTCACGAACCCGTCCGCAGTGAATGCGGGGGTCACCGTGACATAGGTCGAACCATCCGCGGCCAGACGTTGAAGCGTGACGCTGCCGCCTCCCCACGTCGCGTGGATTGTAACACCGTAGTTGCCACCCCGGAGTACGAACGTGGCCGGCGTAGCAGAGATGTTCTTGAAGGTCTGGATGTCGAGAGAATTGAAAGACATTGCCGCTTACCCCGCGGGCAAGAAGGTGCCGGCTCCCTGGAGACCACGCTGGTGAATATAGGCTTCGATCACCTTCAACAGCAAGAGGACATCCTTGTTTCGAATGCCCGTCGCGGATGTGCCATTGTTGATCTGGATATTCACTTCCACATCAACCGCCGTGCCAGCCGAGCTGGTGCCGGCCACGACTTCTTCAGGGCGCATGTTCGCGCCTCGTTTCAGACCGAGGTAGTAATTGAGTGCAGCCATAGTGTTCTCCGATTACTCGACGTAATCAACCTTGATGGCGAGGACACCACCCGTGGTGATCGCGGTCGTCACCTTCAGCAAGATGTCGAAGTAGCCACCCGGATCGGTCGTGAACTGGGTCGCACCAAGATTGACGAGAGCCTGCCACAGCGGCAAGTTCGCCATCGCCTGGGTGAAAGTATTCGCGAAAGTGATATCCGAACCCGTCAAACCCACGAGCGAAGTGGCAGCGCCGAAAAGCTTGTTGTCAACCGGGCCGGTGATCTGAACCACGCCTCCCTGAAGCGCGGCCGGCGTGCCGTCCACGGTGCTGTCCGAGAACGCCACGTCAATGTCAGCGGCGCCGGCAGTCGCAATGGCGGACCACAGTTTGATGGTCTTGACCTTGGCGTTGGTCGGAATGCGGCACAGACGATAGGACGAGCTGGTGGTATCAGCCGAAAGGGGAGTAACCCAATCGTTGATGGTCTTCATATAGCCAGCGCCACCTTCACCAGTCGTGGGAGCGGTGGCCGGAATGGTATCCAATCCGGTGATCGCGGGGCCTTTAAGCGTGGAAGCCTGAGACATGGTTCTGTTCCTTGATCAGAATGATTACGCGGTGATGTCTGCGCCCGTGCTATCAGCACACAGGATTTGCAGAACCTTGCCGGGCTGCGTGCGCGTGGCGCCGTAGGACGACTTGGTGTAGACATCATAGGGTTCGCTGGACAGATCGTTCCGGATCGAAACTCGGTTCACCATGTCCGTCCACAGGCCAAGATACATGCCGGACTTGACGAACACCGCAACCTCACGGCTCGGATCAGCATTGACCTGGAGACGCTCGGACACGACGATATCGAAGCCAAGGAAACGACGAAGGCGGCCATCCACGAGGACAGGGCGATCGTTGAACTCGGTGGACACGATTTCGACCTGCTTCAGAAGATCACTCTCCTGCTGCGAACCAATCACGATCGTGGCCGGATCGGTGTCGAGATCGTTATGGTAATGCTGGAGGATACGCCGCGCTTCAATGAGCTTGGCGACCGTCAGGCCAGTGGCAGCGGACGCATCAAACGCCGCGGCGATCTGGAAGGTGGAAGTGGCGAAGGTCTCGGCCGAGAGGCCGCCAGCATCCTGGCCAAGCTGCGCAGTGCCGAAGAAGGCCGCGATGATGCAGTCGTCCCATGCACGGCCGATCGCGTATGCCGCGTTCGTGCTGTACTCGGACTTCGGATCAACGATGGTGCGGAGTTCATCGAAAGCGTCAATGAGCTGATCGATTTCAACATCCTGCGGGAAGACCCAGCGCCGGGTATAATCGGCATCGGTGCGGTTCTTCGGGGAGTAGCGGCCGGCCGGCGCCTTGGCGGCAATCGCGGCGAGCTGGTTGATCGGGGAAGCCTGCTTGCCGACATGCTGGCCCTCACGGACTTTACCGCGGAGCTTGCTGCCAGCCTGCTGGAGTTTCATTTCCAGGTTGGTCGAAAATTCGGTCGTGAACAGTTTGAAGAGGTTCTCGGACATAGCGCCCTCAGAAAAGGAATTGGATGGCCGGTCAAACCGGGTGGCCTTATCCAATACTGGGGGCCGTCTTCCCCCTCTTAGACGAAACAAAATGTCGCGTCAAGAGGGGAAATAATAATTCATGAAATTAAATTACGCTCCTCGGGAAGCCTCAGTATCGTCTCCAGCAATCAGAACATTGAGTTCTTTCATCTGCCGTACCGCTGCTGTGTCACCTTTCAGATACCGATCGCGGAACGCAACGTCTGCCATCAATTCCTTCTTGGTGGCAACTGCACCCTCCTTGGTCATGAGCTTTGCACCTCCGCTCGGAGACAGGACGAACTTGTCCTCTCCGATCTTGGAGCCGATATTCCGGAACATATCCATGACCTTGGCGTAGCCAAGCTGGGTCTCCAGCGCAGCCACAGTCTCCGGAGAGACGCCCAGCGCGGCAGCCGCAGCCTTGGCGACCACCATGTTCGCGTCATGGTTGGCGCCCCAGTTCGTGGCGAGCGCAGTCTTCTCCGTGGCGAGCGCAGCAGCCTTCTGTGCCGCGGTCTCCGTGGCCTTGGCCTCGTTGACCTTGACGACTGCCGCGGCCAGAGCTTCAGCAATCGCAGCCGGGGCTCGAACTCCCATTGCGGCTGCGCGCAAGGCATCAGCGAGGGCGGGATCAGTCACTCCCGTGAGCGCGTAATCCTTGGCCTCCTTGCCGGCGCCAAGACGCTGCCAGAACGCATTCTGATCTGCTTCAGGAGCATCCGGCTTCGGAATGCGCGCGATCTGATCGGCCGGGATGCCAATGAACTTCTGTGCTTCGCGGTGCGCCTTCGTCATCGCAATTGCAACTTCAGCCGGCGTCTTGTCGGCAATGCCAAGGTTCTGCCAATGGCCCACAGCTTCAGCGTCGGCGCCGGCCGTGGTGTACCACGGAGCGGGAGGGGGAACTACAGGCGGCACTACCGGGGGAACTACGGGATCAGGCATCTTCTTCGTCCTCTGCTGGTTCAGTCACTATGATGTCCTTGCCACCGAAGATGGAAAGGAGCTGCGCGTCAGTCAAATTCAAATGCTGACGAATGCGGTTGTAGACTTCGAGACGGCCCACGAGGCGAGCGGTGTGATAGGGGTCACTGCCCCAAGGCACACTGTCAGCGCGGCAGAAGGGGCCCAAGTCGCGGAGCACGGCTTGCCCGGCCGGGGAGCCGAAGCAGAGACGATAGTTGATCCTTCGCGATCGGATATAGGCGAACGTGGTCTCAATAGCTTCGCGTAAACTCATTGCACACCTTGTGGGGCTCCCTGATCTTGGGGAGCTTGTCCGGGTTGTTGAGGTTGACCAATACCAGCCTGAGCTTGCACAGCTTGCGCCTTCATCATTGCGGCTTGCGCGGGAGCCGCCTGTATCGCCTGTTGTTTGGCCTGTGCTTGCGCACGAGCCTGACGTTTCTTCGCGACATCTTTGTCCGAGGACATCCAGCTTGCAGGCACAGCCTGAATGTCCGCAATGGCTGGGACCGCGGTGTCGAAGTCGAAACGGTCGAGAAGGCTGGGGTCTTGCGTTATATTAACCAGCTCCTTGACACTCTCTAGCGTGCGCATGAAGCCAGCAGCTTCCTGAGACCGCATCGCCTTTGACAAGGGAGAAGTGTAGACCGTCGAATAGGAGCCACGGGCTTCTTTCAAGCGGCCGGGCTGCGGTGGCAACATGTTCTGCGAAGCGAGCACATCCAGCTCACGATCAATCATAGGCCCGAGATATTCCGATTGCTGCCTCCCGACAGTCGGGGCCAGAAGAATGCCTTTCTCGTTGACCCGCTCGATCACTTCCGTGGCCGTCATGGTCGGAGATTTCTCAAGGATTTGGAAGAGGGCCACCAGGAACACGTCCTGGATCAAACCCTTCTCGTCAGCCATCATCTCCTTGCTGATCTGGATTTGCCCAGTCGGCAGGACGTGAACCAGCAGCTTGCCATCCTGAGACACACCACCCTTGTTCATGGAGCCGGGACGAAGCGACATATCGACCACGCCATCGTCCGCGGTGAGCAGCACCGGATCAGCGGCACGATGGCCTTGCTTCAGGAAGGTTCGCTTCTGAGCGTTCAGGGTCTTCAGCGCAGGCAGGACCATCATCGCCGGTCCGCGGCCGTACATCTCGTTCGGGGTCTGATCGTAGCGCGAGCACGCCAGCGGGAAGGTGTGATAGCCCCCTTCCGCCTGAAGCATCGTCTTGCTCTCGATGCAGAAGTACTGGGACTTCCATATCTTGCCCTTCTCGTCCAGCCGGTCCGGATCGTAGTCCTCACGCGGATAGACACAGTGCATGAAGTTGTAAGGCTGTTCGCTGTTCTGTTCCAGCGCTGACTGAAGGGTCTCGGGGAAACGATCCGGCCATTTTTGCTTACACTGGCGGGCCGTCATCCTCCACCAGCGCGTAAAACCATCCACCAAACCCTGGTGGTTCTCACTGATGAAGAGTTGGCCAAGAGGCAGGGATTTGTAGCGGAGCCCGCGGACCGATTTGTCGTGTCCGTCGAACGCATCAATGAACATGCCCGCGGTGCCATAGGCGCCGAGACCCTGATAATTGTTCTGGTTCTGTGAACTGAAGTTGGCGATTGGTGAATAGCGGGCCTTGAACAGAATGCGCGTCACCTTCTCAAACCAGAGCCGGGTGTCGCGATCCTTCATCACGTATTCGTCGCTGGCTTCGAGCCCGTGCCAGAACATGTTGCGAGGGGTCAACATGCTGTCCATGATCGCGCCGAAGCGATGCAAGGAGACCATGCCAGTGGCGTCAACCTGACGCTGGGTGAGCTTCTGCCCCGGCCAATTGTAGCTGCCATAGAAGAACGTATTGCGCGATGGGGGGTCGATCAGAGAAGCGATTTCTTCCCATTGGGTAGCCGTGGTGTTGCGGTAAAGCTGCTGCTGCGAGAACCGCTGCATTGCCTCGAAGAACTGAGCGTCTTCGTAGGCTGATCCTGCCGCCGACCACTTATCCATTAGTCATGCCCTGCCCGAGCAAGCTCATGCTGGCAGGACTGAACATGCTTCCGTTCTGCATCGCCAAACGCTTCTTGCGGGCTTCCTCGGTCTCGTCCTCGACCTGCTGTTGCAAGTTCTGGCCGAGACCGAGATCGGTGCCCGCAGGCGACAAGGAAGCGTTCTTCATGGATAGCGGCGGCACGAGTTCACCAACAGTGGAGGTTGCGTCCGGTCTGGTTATGGACCCGAACCTGCTCCACTGTCAATGGGGTATCTTTATTACCCGAATATTTTATTGCGCGCCAGGGTTCACAAATTACCTTACTTTGTGTCGCGGTTAAACGGGTCTGGCTTAGACTTGCGCAGCCGGGGAGGAGCGTGAATGAAAGGAAGCTTGCCAACAGGAGCAGCATTTTGTTTCGCTTCGCTTGCCATTTGCTTTTTGACCGTTTCAACGGCTTCGTCGCGAGCAGAGGCACCCGCAGCCACAGTCCGCTCGATCGCAATTTCATTTTCAGCTTCGCAATGGCGCCGTTCATCATGAACTCCTATTGAGTATACGACTGCCGCAACGATCAGACATCCTGCTGCCCAAACGAAGTCAGATTTGAAAAGGGGGGAGAACCATGCCGCGGCAAGACAGCCAACCACTCCGAGGGTAACAAGGCCGTAGTTGAGAACCATGGGCCAGATGCCGGCGATGTAAAGTTGAAAGAGATGCATGGTTTAGTCCTCTCGACTGGATCGTGATTGTCCGTAGCTACCACCATTGAGATCAGAGTTCAAGCCTCTTTCGTATCCCCCGATCGCCATCTGACGCTCTTGTGAGCCTTTCCAGACATGAACCCCAACGACCGCATAGCGTGCAGTAAGGTAGAACGTGATAATCGGTGTCAAGGCAACAAGGCCATCGACCACAAACTTGTTCCCCGTCATCAAGCTGTACATGACTAACGCTGCCGCCAGAGGTGTCTCGATAGTCAACTCCCACGCCTGGATTGCTCGCCACTTCCCCCATAGTCCGTCTCCTCCAACGATCGCGTCTATCGGATCAGGATGACCCTGCATCGAAGGCATGTCATCCAGTTGCGACATCAGTAATCATGCCGTCCAAGAACTAACAAGCTCGGCATCGACACCAGGATAGTGGTTGCAGTCGAGCCCGCCCCCCATGATGCCGGGGACTGCTCCCGGCCCACCGGATCGGTTGTTCGCTTGGCTGTCACAATATTGCCAGAGCCATGGAGCTTTCCATTGTGGGGGGAGGACCGGCCGGCTGACGCCGTAGTGACAGAGCCAGAGATCGTGCGACTGGAGGAACTCGTCTTCGCCATGGAATGTTTCCTTGATCAAGCTGCCGCCGTAGAATTTGGCCTTGCGTCCCATCCGCTGCTCGTAGTTGGCGAGGAAGTCTCTCGCCTGTTCAAGCTGCATGGTGTGACCGTGCGTCGTGTCGGGTTCATAGTCCAGAGCCCCGAGATCGTCCGGACCAAGCTTCGCATAGTCCATGAAGAAATTAAGCTGCGCTTCAACCGGAGAACTGTCAGGGAAGTGATAGGCTCCGACGAGAAGGCCCGCCTTCTTCGCCGCGGCGTAGCGTGCAGGATAAGTCTGATCCCGCATATAAGTGCCTTGGGTGGCCTTCAGGATCACTCCAATGATCCCGAAGTCCTTGATCATCTCGAAGGAGTTGACCGTATTGTGGTGAGACAGGTCAAGGACCTTCAGGTTGATCATAGGGTGTTGTCCTGAACCTGCTCGCACTTGTATTCGATCTGGTAAGCCTGCTCCTGTTTCGCCACCATGGCTTCAAGAGCCTGCTTCTCCAGTTCCCCGCGGGGAGTATCGAACCAATGCTGGCAGAGTTCTTCCGTGCCGAACAAGGTGTTGTTCTTCAGCGTGGTGACCGGCTCAGAAGCAACCTGACCATTGACCACAGCGAACAGCAGCGCGATAAGTTTGAACATGGGAACCTCCATTGAAGATGCCCAGCACTAAACCTAGAATGGATCGAAGTCAACATCCAAAGCGACCTGACCAGCCCGGCGCCGTACTTTTTCACCACCCAGGTTAACCGCCTGAGCGAACCTCTTGGACATCAGGAGCACGCGGGTAGCACTCATGAGATCGTCCTTGATCTTGACAATCTGTCCGTCCTTGCGATGGAAGAAGCGCCGTTCCTCGAACCAGTCGCTCAAATGATCCGCTACTTTGATACGGCCAGTGGCTTCGCGCTCTTGCTGTTCGAGGATGCCAGCCTCCGTTGAAAGTCCTCCGCCTTCCCACGTCGCGTGACCGGCAAGCATCCGGAGACCCTGCTTCTTGTACGAGGTTGCTACAGCCTCACCGGAAGTCTTCTCTCTGGCCGTGCCATCCTGCGGCCAAGCCACCGGCACGTTCACTCCTATCGTCTTCATGGCGAAGGCGTGCATGATCGGAAGTTGATCTGCTATCCTTATACAATGAAGGATATGAATAGTATCGTTATCAACATCCCACGCGCCTAGCACCGCGGCGAAAGGATGTCCAATGCCGAAGTCGATCCCCCACAACTTTTTCCAGTAGCGTGGGATTTCATCGAAGGGAATGCGGGCTTCCTTCAACGTCTCTTCCGTCGCGGTAAAGATTTTACCGGAGCCAAGGATCGGCACACCCATTGCGCGGGCTTCGCGCTCGTGAGCCTTGTAGCCGGCAATGACCTTGGCCTTGTCTTCCTTCGAGATATGTCCGACATCATCGATCGTCATTGTGGTGACAGTGCGATCCGGAGACACTTCATCAAGGTAGCGAAGCACGACTGCCGATCGACCCTTCAATGGGGTGAAGGTCACGAAGCCCATCCCGCTCGTCGCGGTGATACGAGCCATCAGCTCGCCATAAATATTCTCGTCCGGTTCTTCGTCCGCCCACCAGAAGTCGAGCGTGGTCGATTGAAATTTCTCGCGTCCACTCTCATAGGACTTGAAGGTCAACGTGCTGATACCGTCCTCAACTCCATTGGTGCGATGCTTGACCTGGATCGTGTCATAGGCATCGGTGACACCACGGGCCAGAGATTTGTCGATAAACCTGTCGAGCGGAATGAAGCCCGTACCGAATGCGTCAGTCACACCGGGTTTACCGCATAGCAACTTCTGCGGACCATCGCGGACGAGAAGCCCTGTCTCACCGGCCACCCACGCGGTCACAGGTTTCTTGAAGCGGCGTCCTGTCCACCACTCCGGGTAATCCCCCGTCAGATGGTAAGCCGTCTCGATCGCGCCGGCCAGCGTCTTGCCAAGCTGATTGCCCGCCATGAACAGACGCTCGCGGTAAGCGGCCCCGTTCGCGAAGAACTCTTTCTGTTTATTATAAGGCTTGAAGAAATCTATCGCCCGAAATTTTTTCCGGCGATATGCAGCTTGGAGAGTGTCGTGGATGTTCTGTAGCTTCGCCGCGTCAGCCACTAACGTGTTCCAGTCTCACCAATGCCGTGCCGGACCCAAGGATGCCCAAAGCTCTTGCGCCAGCTTGCGAGAGATCGATGATGCGTCCGCGGACAAAAGGCCCTCGGTCATTAACGCGGCACGTAGTGCTCGCTCCTGTTTGTATCGCCACGACGCGGAGAACTGATCCGAAAGCGGCACTACGGTGCGCACACGTTGATGCCAGTTGATTGTACACTTCTCCGTTCGCCGTCTTGCGGCCGTGGAAGCCAGGGCCATACCAGCTCGCAACTCCTTCCTGTCCTGATGCAGGTCGTAGAGCGTCCATAGGATCACCGCTGCGAAGTAGAGCGCTACCAGGATGAGAACGACGTACCCGATGAACCACATGATGAACTCCTAGGTGTCTGGTATGAGCGCGATGAAGGCCAGCATGATGGCGAGGGCTATGATGCCAAACGTCCACTCGGGATGCGACAGAATGAAAATGGTGTCGTGCATGAGCGGAAGCCTCGGTTGAGAACAACAGGAGCGCGAGAATAGCGAATAAGAATTTCACAGGATATCCTCCAGACCTTCGAGGTTGGCCGCAACCTCTTCGTACTCTCCCTCTATCACCGGCATCGGTTCTTGTCGAGGGGCTTCGAGTTGTGGAACCTTGTAGCCGGCCGAACCGAGCATTACGCTGGGATCGATGCCCATCGCTTCCGCCATCATGATGATGCTCTTGATCTGCTCGCCTTCGTTCATCTGGTGCTCGACCGTGACCTTGTGCTCGCTCTGTGCGTGGATGCCGGCTCGGTTCATTACCATCTCGATCGCCTTGAGGCTGATCTTGCCATCCGGGTTCTTGATGTGCTCGACCAAGCGGCTTGAGGCCAGAACAAGACCGGCGTGCAGGCGACGCTTGCTTTCCTCCTGGATCGCTGCCTGAATTTTCGGATCGTGTGAGAGACGGTGAGCAGTCACCGACATCACGTTGGCGTTCGTGTTTGAGTACCCGGCGTACCGGGCGGCCCTCGTATAATTGTCATCTCCGGACATCAGCAATGAAAGGACGAACTTCCGTTGCCGGGAGTTGCAGGCTCGCATGGCGGGACCGTAGTTCGCCGTGGGCATTTCGAGGGTATCTGTGTCGGGAATGTCACTCATGCTAACCCTCTTAGTATATTGGCTTCCTAAAGTCAAGTGGTGTCGGTCCGAATATAATCGGCGGATTTACTAATCGCCGAGGTTTCTCCTAAAAATTCCGCGTGAAATCCAAGTCGGGCGATTCTTCCCGCGAGGTGAGCGATCGGGGGTACGCCCCACCCCACCCCGGTCCTTTGAAAAGACACAATAAAACAACGCTGATTACAATGTGTCGCCGGCCTGGATCGCCGGCAAAGGGTATGTAATGTTATAACATAACGCATATATGTTACAGGTTGCGCGATTTGGAGCGACAGAATGTAACATAAAGGTATCATGATATAATTCACGCAACAATATTGCGCATTCCCAAGGTATCGCCTGGGCCAGCTCCACAAACCCATCACAAACATGTGATACCAAGGGCCAGCAAGTATTTGCCCAATAGTGCACAAAAGGGATTGACTTAATATCGCAATTCTATTACAAGCACTCACATGCGTTGAAGCATCGCTGCGGATGCGGTCATGGACAAGCCAAGCCGATCCAGCGAACTTCTAGCGTAAAAGAGTGCTTGTAAAATCTACAGAGATCATTAGCACGATGAATAATCCAGACCACACCATGCATATTGCATTCTAAACCCTGAAAGGGAAAGACCAATGACCCATCGCGAAATCTACGCTCACTATCTGGCCCTGATGGCCTTGCAGGACGCTCGTGCGCGTCTCGTGCAGGACAACAATCCACGCACCATGATCAGCGAGCGCGACGTGCAAGCCGAAGTCTCAAAGATCATGAGTGAGGGCTAGGCCATGCGCTACCGATGTGACACTGCCCACACTCAACCGGACGGCGCGATGGCTTGGTATGCCGAATGGATGGGCGGGCCTTCCCTGGCCAAGGTTGAGAATTGCCGGTTGATTAACCTGCAAGGTGAAATGCGTCGCACCGTCACAATAACAGGCGAGCCTGACACTTGGTTTAGTCAGCCTGCCGAATGCTCTATTGCCGGCGTTAAAGTGCGAGGATATGTGACCGGCGATAATGAGGGCAATTTTGTTTTCGAACACGTTTACTACTGAACACTGAAAGGGATAGACAATGGCAAAACCAGCAACCTGCTACTTCACTCTCACTTATGGCTTGCAAGGCTGCTACATGCCGGACGGTCACTCTGGGCCTTATGCAGTGACGCGCCGCAAAGACTTGATTGCCGCGGTGCGCGCTACGCTCAACATGCTCCTGGATCAAGAGGAGGACCGCGCGGTGGAAGGCTGTATGCGTCAGATCAATTGGACGCGCCTTTGGTCTCAAGCCAAACGCTCAGGCACGAGTTCAATCCACTTCTGCATTGCCACGAGCGAACACAACATGCTCGAATTTCACGGTTTGACAGAAGACGAATACAACGAGCAAAACGTCGAAGATTAGGGGTCACTACCCTACAGACCACTCTGAAATAACGCACCAGCGGGCTTCTCTGAGGCTCGCCAAAACCTGGAGGCTACCGAAAATGGCTAAAATCATCACATTGAGGAAACTAAAGGCCAAGAGAGCTTGTCAGGTTCAACTCGACAAGTTCAAGGAGCTTTTTGGTTCCAAGGTTGAAATCACTCTTGAGTTGTGCATCAAGCACGCTCACGACTTTGATTTCAATTGGGCAGCAGACAATCTTTTGTCGGCGCCAGCCTGGGCCGAATACAATCGCGTCACGGCGCCAGCCGGGGCCGAATACAATCGCGTCACGGCACCAGCATGGGCCGAATATCAGCGCGTCACGGCGTCAGCCTATGCCGAATACGATCGCGTCAAGGCGCCAGCCTTGGCCGAATACGAGCGCGTCACGGCGCCAGCCTTGGCCGAGTACAATCGCGTCAAGGCGCCAGCCTGGGCCGAATACAATCGCGTCACGGCGCCAGCCTTGGCCGAATACAATCGCGTCACGGCGTCAGCCTTGGCCGAATATCAGCGCGTCAGGGCGCCAGCCTGGGCCGAATATCAGCGCGTCAGGGCGCCAGCCTGGGCCGAATATCAGCGCGTCACGGCGTCAGCCTATGCCGAATACGATCGCGTCAAGGCGCCAGCCTATGCCGAATACGATCGCGTCACGGCGTCAGCCTTGGCCGAATACAATCGCGTCACGGCGCCAGCCTTGGCCGAATATCAGCGCGTCAGGGCGTCAGCCTTCTTTCATGCATGGGAGCAAGACAATGGATAAATCAATTCTCAAGCCTAAAATCATCACATTGAGGAAACTAAAGGCCAAGAGAGCTTGTCAGGTTCAACTCGACAAGTTCAAGGAGCTTTTTGGTTCCAAGGTTGAAATCACTCTTGAGTTGTGCATTAAGCACGCTCAGGACTTTAATTTCAATTGGGCAGCAGACGATCTTTTGTCGGCGTCAGCCTTGGCCGAATATCAGCGCGTCACGGCGCCAGCCTGGACCGAATACAATCGCGTCACGGCGTCAGCCTGGACCGAATATCAGCGCGTCAAGGCGTCAGCCTTGGCCGAGTACAATCGCGTCAAGGCGCCAGCCTTGGCCGAATACGATCGCGTCACGGCGTCAGCCTTGGCCGAATACAATCGCGTCACGGCGCCAGCCTTGGCCGAATACGATCGCGTCACGGCGTCAGCCTATGCCGAATACGATCGCGTCAGGGCGTCAGCATGGGCCGAATATCAGCGCGTCAGGGCGTCAGCCTTCTTTCATGCTTGGGAACTGGAGAATTGAAATGCCTCTTAATGAGTATTCACGATGAAACGCATTCGCAAAGCCAAGCTCCGTGACCGCAAATCCGGACAATCTTCCTATCAACGCCAAGGCAAGGTGCCCTATCGCTATTCGGCCGGATATTATGACTGGTTTCGAAGCGTGACCAAGCGCGTTGCCAAATCCGCGGAGGAAACCCGAACATGACAATTGAGACCTTGCGTTTCATTGTCTTGTTCGGTATCGGCCTTGCCTGGATTGCCTTGCTATGGCGATCTCGCAGATAATTGCTAACCTCTGGCCCCTGTTTCGGCTCGGGCCAGAATTGAGCAATTACGCTCTTTAAGAGGAAATTGAAATGGCTAAAATCATCACATTGAGGCAACTAAAGGCCAAGAGAGCTTGTCAGGTTCAACTCGACAAGTTCAAGGAGCTTTTTGGTTCCAAGGTTGAAATCACTCTTGAGTTGTGCATCAAGCACGCTCACGACTTTAATTTCAATTGGGCAGCAGACAATCTTTTGTCGGCGTCAGCCTTGGCCGAATATCAGCGCGTCACGGCGTCAGCCTGGGCCGAATATCAGCGCGTCACGGCGTCAGCCTATGCCGAATATCAGCGCGTCACGGCGCCAGCCTTGGCCGAATACGATCGCGTCACGGCGTCAGCCTATGCCGAATACGATCGCGTCACGGCGCCAGCCTTGGCCGAATATCAGCGCGTCACGGCGCCAGCCTTCTTTCATGCTTGGGAGCAAGACAATGGATAAATCAATTCTCAAGCCTGAAAACTTGCTCACTCCAGAGCAGGAAATTATCCGCATGGGATGGCGCTATCGTGCCATCCAACTCTTGCGAGGCAATCAAACACAGATGGGCGCGCTGGTTATCGCTATTTGTGGCAAGCGATCCAGTAACCCGCCGCGTATTATGGCCAGTGGCAAGATTGACAAGGATGGAAATGTCCTGGTCGCATTCCAAGGGCGGGATGGCACAATCCACGATCCTTTCCGATATTGCGGTGTTCAGGAGATGTGTGATCAGTTTTCCGAACTCGCGGATCACATGAAGCTGTCCGATATCGAACGCATTGAAATGTTCGGAGAGGTCAGGAGATGGATCAGCAAGGATGATCGTGTCGATCAGGTCTTGCATTTTAAGGAGCACATAAAATGAAACCGAATGATTGGAATATCTGGCTTGCCCCATCAAAGCCTTGGCAAACTGCTTACGCCGCGGTTCAAGAGGAGGTTGAAGCATTGAGTTGGCCGCATACTAGTGTCAGCACCAATGAACTCGTTGAAGCTCTGTATCCTCTGGCCCTTGCTTCAGGAGATGGTATTACCGCGCGCAATCGCATTTACAAGGCTCTGAAGCAGCTTGCCACGCGTGGCTTGCGGGATTACTGCACCAAGTCTACAATACCGAATAAGTACGGCAAATTTGGCTGGCTTTGGCACACGCGCAACGTTACAGGCCAGTCCACCAGGAACTACGAGAAGCTGTTCGAATGGATCGGGCCCTATCTCACACCAGATGATATTTCCCTCGGTCGCACGGAGTTTTTGGGCACTCTGTCCGATCGCATCGTTGATGATCTCGAAGCCCTCGAAAGGAACGGCCATGTCTAAAACCAAAACCACAGGCACGTATAACCATGATCGCAAGCCATACAAACCCAGGAGATGGTGGGAGTTCTGGATTGCCAAGCCTAACCATGTGGTGCTCGACGCGGAGACGGGTTCGTTCTTTGACGCCGGCCGGCCGGCCGCAGAGCTATTTGAGTTGGCTGTTCAGTTGGTCAACTTGGTTCGGAAGGTAACCACCAAACCCACTCGCGGCCGACTTTTTCACAATATCCCTTGAGGGTGCCGGCCGCGAGTTTCCCGAGAATGCCCTTGGCTTTGCCAATGGCTCGATCCCGCGCTTCGAGGGTTTCGTTTTCAATCTTCGGCGCGATCTCACTAGCCAGGATTTGCATGGCAATCCGATTTTCGTATCCAATCGCCCCAAGCTGCCGTAGGATGGCGCCTACCTTGGATTGGGCATATGGATCGTCTTCAACGGTTTGAGCTTTGAACTCGGCAACTGAAATAGGAGTGAACACCAATGACTGACCGCAATCTTGTCCTTGAAAAACCAGTGGCGTTGCGGGTTCTTCGGCGTCTTTATGATATCGCACTTGAACCGAAACCAATTTTGACTTCTCTGCACGCTCAATATCGATCACAGTGCCAAACCCTGCTTCAAGAGCTCCCGAACCCCGAGAGCCCCGTTGCCCGTTTTTGGCGGTATGGTGTAGTGCGACGACTGGACATTGAAACTCTGCTACGAGACTGTCACAGAAGCCTACAAATATTCCCGCATCACGAGCGGAGTTTTCGTCTAACCCGCTCATACACTTTGCTACGGTATCGAGTGCTATGGCACAAATTCTTGCGGAACTTGACCGTAGACGAATACGAATTTGTTCTCGGAACTCTTCGCACTCCTCCGGAAATATCACCCTCGGACCTGACATCAAAAAGAATGGATACTCATGCCCACGCCAATCATTCACCGTCTCCCACGCCTGACGGCGAGACCTTCGCATCTCTGACCGGCCCTCGTGCGCACCGTAAAACGTCGGACCACACCTTGCGGCTTGACCAAATGTATCGACATTGGTAGCTAGACTGAGCAGGAGATGGTGAGCAATAAAGCTCTTGAAGGTGCCCTTGGCCCCCACGAGTAGCACTGTGGTTTGATCGGGTATCAGGCCAGGGATCAGGAAGGGAACGTCTCGGCCTTCTTCCTGTTCGCTGACATCTTCAGCGTAGAAACGGGAACGCGGCGCCGGTTCGGATTTGCTTTCAGTCAGGAGCTTGTCGAGAGCTGTTCCTGCGAAGACTTCCGTAGCCGGCGCCACTGCCCATGCACCCACCTCGTTTTGTGCATACGTGGCCGCATTGGCTATGATTGCGCCAAGTTCATCCGCGGACCATGGTGGGATGCAAGCTGGATTGTAAATTTCGGTCAGCAATTCCCGACAAACATCGGTGCTGACGCCCAGGTTAAATACTTCGCAAACTGCTCGATACGTCGCATTATTACCCCCTCGTCCCGAGACAGCACCGCCTTCTCTAGCCACAAGATCACATAGGAAAGTTCGTGCGCGTAATATATTTCCCCGGTCGTCAAGAGATGCTTCTGAATTTCCGGGACGCGCATCATCACGTCTTCGTAGTCTTTCAACCATCCACTCGGGGACGGGGGCGAGATCGATGTCATTGATCACCTTGTATGGTTTGCCATCCACGATCGATGGCGGGGCCAGAACGTAGGAGCCGATGCCTCTTGTGTCGATGTGTTCGCCTAGGCATCGTTTATTACCTGGAGCCCACGCTGTCTGAGGGAGTTCACCTGTGAAGACAAGGTGGCGCCCTCCTCGTGGAGTTTCAATTTCGTAGGTGTCAGGTATTTGATGTTCACTTCGAAGTCGTTCCCAGTCTGCAATAGCACTCTGGCCATCGAGATCAACAACTCCAAGTCCGACTGCTTGTGGACTGTATGCGATATTGTAGTTTGGATTTTCACTTCCCCACCACTGGTCAATAGCATTTCGTTCGCATGTTGCGTCATGAAATCCTCCTGGACATGCCGGGGCCTTCCCATTTTCCACGCAGGGGAACACGGGATAGCCAGCCTCAATCATATTAATCGCGGCTTGGTGAAGTTTTGATATTGACAAATGCTGACCCTCGACGATATAGCTGCTACTTGACATTCTGGAAAACGTCAAGTGCTCACACAGGAACGCATTAACGGGGTGGTTCATCGCCACCGGCCAAAGGGCTGGCGTGTCCGTGAGAGCAAACATCGCTATGCCGTATCATCAGCAGAAGCACATTACGAGAAACGCACACTCTATGTGCCGACTATTTGCGATAAAAATTCGCTGTTCATTTTCCTGCACGAGTGCGGCCACGTTGTCAGTCGCCACTTCCATCTCGACCTGACCGCGCATCGCGAAGAGTTCGAAGCAGAACGATATGCCATTCACGTCTTCCGCAACGAGGGCATTCCGTTGCCCCGATCAGTTTTAGATGAAGCGCGATCCCGGATACGCGGCATCATCAATCAGGATATCCGAAAGGGTATACGCATCCAGCCGCATATCGCGCGTTGGGCAAAACATGGAGGTTCAAAATGTGTGTCGTGAAAGCTGGTGACATCATCAAGGATAACGATCCTCGCTTCGATCGTTATGCTGAAGTGCTGCATATTCGACAGTTTGGCACCAAAGTATTCGCGATCTATGAAGCCGGCCAGCGCAAGGCCAGGATCAACATCGATCGCATTTACAATGACGACAAAGTGCGGCGAACGGGTTGGCAATTGGTGTCGCATGGTTCTGCTGGCCTCGCTACGCCGCAGGCTGCCGAGTGATCCTGGACTTCGTACCATCAACCAAGATGTTCACCCTCCGGGTTAATCGCTCAGAGGGTGATATGTCACAGCTCATGAAAGATCATGGGCTGGATTTGTCGTTGCCCGCGTCCACCAGCAGCACCGCGATGCTGTTCACCCCGGAACCCTACGCCGCGGCTTCGTTCGCATCCTGCGCAACTCCGCAAGCGTATCAGCAATTAGGAGGCATCATTGAGCAACTTAAAGCAAGTTGGGCAGCTACAAGCAGCGCTATTTACAAATGCCCGGCAGATCGAGAACTCGCTGAATTTCAAAAAGCTGATATTGGGTATGCGCTCGGACGGCGGAACACACTTATTGGTGACCAGCCAGGACTTGGAAAAACTCCTGTCAGCATATGCTTTGCTAACGAAATCGGAGCAAGACGGGTTCTGGTTATTTGTCCGGCAAACATTCGCCTCCAGTGGGTCAAACGTATTCGCGAGTGGACAACCCAACGCTGGCCTTACACCATCCACAGTATCCTAGCTGCCCGCCATGGCGTTCACCCCACCGCGGAGTGGACCGTAGTCAGCTACGATTTGGCTCGAACTGAAGCGATAGGCAAAGCTCTCGCGAAAGGCCGCTATGATCTTCTTATCCTGGATGAAGCGCATTATCTCAAGGAAATTACGTCACAGCGCACTCGTGCGTTGTTTGGAGGTGGTGCCACTCGACACTTCGAACCTATCGCAGAACGAGCTGAGCGTATTCTTGCACTTACTGGGACGCCTCTACCCAACCGTCCCCGCGAAGCGTATACGCTCGCTCGTGCGCTTTGCTGGGATGCGATAGACTGGCAGTCGGAGGACACTTTTAAAACGCGCTTCAACCCATCCATGCGGATGGAACGCACCGATCCTCAAACGGGCCAAAAGACGTTCTACATAGACGAGCGAAGTGGGCGGCACGCGGAACTTCAGAACCGGCTCCGCGGCAATTTCATGGTGCGTCACCTCAAGCGAGAGGTACTCACTCAACTCAAGCTTCCTGTTTACGATATCATTCAGCTTGAAGAAACCGGCCCCGTCAAACAAGCCCTTGCCGCCGAACGTCTCCTGGACATCGATCCTGAAGACCTTACTGGCGCGGACATGGCAATTCTCGGACATGTCTCTGTTGTGCGACGCATGATGGGTGTTGCTCTGGCCCCGCAGGTTGTGGATTACGTCAAGATGCTGCTTCAGGGTGGAGAGGAAAAACTCGTCCTGTTCGCGTGGCACATTGAAGTGATGGATATTCTTCAGGAAGGCTTGAAGCGCTTTGGTGTCGTCCGGATCGATGGTAGCAACAGCAAACACAAATCACGTTTGGTTGAAGAGTTTCAGACCAATCCTGACATCCAGGTTTGTCTCGGCAATCTTTTATCGATGGGTGTCGGCACAGATGGCTTGCAAGATGTCTCGCACCATGCTCTAATTGCTGAGCCCAGTTGGGTGCCCGGTGACAACGAACAAGCCTTCGATCGTTTGGACCGCTTCGGCCAAAAGCACATTGTGCAGGGGGATATCTTCGTCGCACCGGGCAGTTTCGCAGAGAGGGTTCTTGCCTCTGCGCTGCGTAAGCTCTCCACAACTCATAAAGCACTGGACCGCCGCACATGAGCATCATGAAGGTTGACTTCGAACTCGCCCTTGGTTTCATGCCTATCCGGTTATCACCCAAGGGAGCTAGATAATGGGCATAAGCTGATCCTTGGAGGT